GGTAATTCGAACCACGTGTTTTCGCTAGTGTGTAGCTTTTTAAAACGGTAAATGGTGAATAGTTAATGGTGAATCAGTCGGTAAATCAACTATCTCAGGCGGCCATGGCTGCGGCGCTGGGGATCAGTCCGGCTGCTTTTACCAAGCAAAAGAAGCGTGGTATGCCAGTGGACTCGATTGAGTCGGCCCGCGCCTGGCGCGCTGCGAACCTGAATGTGGCCGCCACCAAGCGCGCCGACGGTGTGGCGGCTGGTTTCCATGCGGGAGCTACGTTTGCGGCCAGCCCAGCGGCCATCCAGTTCACGCCCGGCACACCCGCTGCGCCCAGGCCGCAGGGTAGGGTGACTAGTGACGACGACATGGGTGATGTGGGTGAAGACTTCAAGCAGGCCCGCACCCGGCGCGAGATCAGCGACGCCAACATGGCCGAGATGCTGGAAGCTGAAGCCCGCCGCGACCTGATCCGCATCGCCGCCGTGAAAGCCGCGCTGGCCACGGTGTTTGCCACTACCCGCGACGCCATGCTGCAGATCCCCGCCCGGCTGGCCCCTACGCTGGCGGCTGACGCTGACCCAGCCAACGTGCAAAACGTGCTGCACGAAGAGATCCACCGCGCCCTGATGCACCTGTCTGGCTCGGCTGAGCGCATGGGCCAGACCGATGGCGAGGTGCAATGAACATTTGCGACACCCCCGACTCCACGCGCGCCCATGACCTGGTGGCGCAGTTGCTGCGCCAGTACATGGCACCACCCCCGCGCATCGACACCGCCGAGTGGGCGGGCAAGTTTCGCCACATTGCCAAGGGCCCTGAGCGCGGCCTGTGGCGCAACGAGCGCACGCCGTACCTGGTGGAGCCCATGCGCGCCGCCAGCAGTTACACACCCTATGAGCGCGTCGTCCTGTGGTTTGCCACCCAGCTCGGCAAGTCCGAGGTGCTTTACAACAGCGTGATGCAGCGGATCGACACCGATCCGCAAGACATGATGATGGTGCAGCCCACCCTGCAAGACGCGCAAGACCACAGCGCCCAGCGCTTCCTGCCCACCATCATGCAAACCCCGGCCATGCACGGCAAGGTGGCAGTGCGCAAAAGCCGCGACGAGTCCACCAGTTGGCGTAGCCGCACCATCCAGGGCGGGTTTACGGTGTTTTTTGGCGGGGCCAACAGCGCCGCCAGCCTGGCCTCCAAGCCGCTGGGCTTTGCCGTGGCCGACGAGGTGGATAAATGGCCCGCCGATGTGGACAACGAAGGCCCGCCACTGGCCCTGCTTGAAGAGCGCATGAGCAACTTCAGCCGCCGCAAGCTGATCATCGCCAGCACCTGCAACATCAAAGGCCAAAGCGTCATCGAGGCCGAATACCTGGCCAGCGACCAGCGCAAATACCACGTGCCCTGCCCGCACTGTGGTGAGTTGCAAATCCTGCTGTGGGGTGCCCAGACCGACTGGGGCGTCAAATGGCTCAAAACCGAAGCGGGACGCGCCCGCCCTGAAACCGCCGTTTACATCTGCCGCCACTGCGGCAGCGCCATCGAAGAGCACCGCAAAGACTACATGCTGCAAAACGGCATCTGGATACCCGACGCTCCCGGCGCTGGCATGGGCAAGCGTGCAGGCTTTTGGCTCAACAAACTCTATTCCCCGTTGGGCTGGAAAAGCTGGGCCGCCCTGGTCGAAAACTGGGAGCACGCCCAGGACAAAAAGCGCATGGGCGACAGCGCCCCGCTCAAAACATTTTTAAACAGCAGCCTGGCCGAGACCTGGGAAGAAACCGGCACCGGCGGCGACAGCAAAGCCCTGGCTGCCCGCGCCGAGGATTGGGATATGGGCACCATCCCGCGCGGTGGCCTGATGCTCACCATGGGTGTGGACACCCAGCCCGACCGCCTTGAGGCGCGCGTCTGGGCCTTTGGCCGGGGTGAAGAAAGCTGGCTGGTAGGCCGCCACATCATCTACGGCGACCCCAATCTGGACGAAGGCACCGAAGGCAGCCCGTGGACGCGCCTGACCGAGATCCGCCGCACCCCCGTGATGCATATCAGCGGTTCCCAAATGATCATCGAAGCTACCGGAATCGACACCGGCGGGCACAACACCCACGCGGTGTACACCTACTGCCGCAACCACGCCATCGCCCAGGTGCTGGCCCTCAAAGGCAGCAGTCTGGCCAACAAACCGGTGCTGGGCAAACCCAGCCTGATCGACATCACCTGGCGCGGAAAAACCCAGCCGCGCAGCCTCAAGCTCTGGCCGATTGGCACCGACACCGCCAAACACCTGTTGTATGGCCGCATGCGTCTGACCCAAGCCGGACCGGGCTACATCCACACCAGCAAGGCGCTGCTGCAAACCGACGAATACGAACAAATGACCGCCGCGCGCCTGATGCCTGTGGTAGTGCAAGGAAAGCAGGCACTGCGCTGGATCACCCCCAGCGGACACCGCGAAGAGGCGGGCGACTGCATGGTCTATGCCTACGCCATAGCCTGCCATCTGGGCATCCAGACCTACCGTGAGCCCGGATGGGCGCGGCGTGAGGCCAAGTTCTGCCCGGCAAACCCGGATCTGTTTTCTGTGGTGCCTGAGCCCGTGCCCGTGCACACGCCTGCACCCGCCAAAGATCCCGCGCAGCCGTCCACCCCTAAACCCACCGCCCGCTCCCCCTTTCAACGCCCCACCCAAAAAAGGCCATCATGGTAGAGACTCCCGAGCCCCAGGATACTGAAGCAGCCCCGCTGACCTCCGCCCAGGCGGCTGCCATCCTGGCGCGGGTTCCAGTGACCGAAGACGTGATTGAATACACCATTGCCTGTGCCCTGGCGCTGTCGCCACCCCCGCTGCGCTCTGAGCTGCGCACCCTGATCGCCACGCGGGCCAGCGTTCAGTCGCGCAAAATATTTGGAGGGGATCGGGTGTACATCAACCGCCGTCTGGGCGAAGGCAGCAGCGAGCGCAACGCCGCCATCAAACGCGACTACTGGGAGCGCGGGGAGCACATCCCGCTACTGGAGCGACGCTACAGCCTGAGCGCATCCCATCTGTGGCGCATCATCAAATCCTGACCGTCTCATTTTTTGCCTTAAAAATGAGACACCCCCGCCGCCATAGTCACGCGCTATGGCAGCACCCACACCCACCACTGAGCCCGACACGCTGATCGCTGGCGACACCGCCAAATGGCTTATCACCCTGCCAGATTACCCCGCCACCGACGGCTGGGCGCTCAGCTACAAACTGGCCAACGCTGCCAACACCATCACCTTTGCTGCCGGTGCCAGCGGATCTGACCACTTGGTCACGGTGGCGGCCACCACCACCGCAGGCTGGCAGCCCGGCTACTACATCTGGCGCAGCCAGGTCAGCAAAGCGGGTGAAGTGTTCACCGTGTCCACCGGCAGTGTCACCATTGCCCCGGCGCTAGGCAGCGCCACCGATGCCCGCAGCCACGCCCGCAAAGTGCTTGACACCGTTGAGGCTTATCTGGAAAACCCGGCCAACATGGCGGCCGCGCGTTACCAGATCAATGGGCGTGAGTTGTTCCGTTACGGCATCCCCGACCTGTTGGCCCTGCGCAGCCGCTACCAGGCCGAAGTCGCTCGCGAAAAAGCCGCGCAAAACGTCGCCCGTGGCCTGCCAGACAAACGCCGCATCTTTGTGCGCTTTGGCCCCTAACCCGATCCACCCATGTCAAAAACCAGTCTTATCACCCGCGCCCGTGCCGCTGTCGCCCGCTGGGTGGGTGGCCACCAGAGCCAGGTGCGCCGTTTTTCTGGCGCGCGCATCGACCGCACCAGCAGCGACTGGCTCACCACCGAAGTCAGCATCAACCAGGAGCTGCGCGCCGACCTGAATCTGCTGCGCGCCCGGGGCCGTGATCTGTCTCACAACAATGACTACGCCTGCAAATTTGTCGGCATGGTCAAAAACAACATCATCGGCCCGGGTGGCATCCGCCTGCAGTCGCGTGTGGAAGATACGCCTGGCAAGCCCGACCAACTGGCCCGCGCCGCCATCGAATCTGGCTGGGAAGACTGGGGCAAAGTCTGCGACATCACCGGCCAGCAAACCCTGCGCGACATGTGCGAGACCATGGTTGGTGGTCTGCCCTCCGACGGTGAGTTTCTGCTGCGCCTGATCCTGGGTAAAGACGCTGGCAACAAATACGGCCTGGCCCTGCAGCTCATTGATGTGGACCGCATCGACACCACCTACAACGCAGCCGCCACGCACAATACCAACGCCGTCATCATGGGTGTGGAGGTGGACACCTACCGCCGCCCACTGGCCCTGCACCTGTATGCAGGCCACCCGAGCGACGGCATCAACAGCAATCGCCAGCGCATCCGTGTGCCCATGGCAGAGTTGATCCACTACTTCAAAAAAGAGCGACCCGGCCAGGTGCGCGGCATCCCGTGGATGGCACCTGGCATGCTGAGCTTGCACCATCTTGGCAATTTCAAACTGTCAGCCCTGCTGGCTGCAGAGCATGGGGCCAACCACTACGGGTTTTTCACCTCAGCAGATGGCGGCCCACCCATTGGTGGCGACGAAGCTGGCCAGACCATCACCACCAGCCAGCCCGGCACTTATGACACCTTGCCCTCTGGCACCACCTTCCAGCCGCACGAATCCAAATACCCCAATGAAGTGTTTGGCCCCTTTGTCAAGACCACCCTGCAGCGCATCGCCAGTGGCTGGCGGGTGGCTTACCACAGCCTGGCCAATGACCTGGAGGGGGTGAGCTACAGCAGCATCCGCTCGGGCGCGCTGGAGGAGCGTGACCGCTGGAGCGATGACCAGGAATGGTTCACCGGCGGTGTCATGGAGCGCCTGTTCCAGACCTGGCTGCAAACCTCTCTGCTCATGGGGGCCATCACCATGCCCAATGGCAGCGCCTTGCCCGCCTCCAAGATCGACAAATTTCGCAAGCACGAATGGCAGCCCCGCCGCTGGGAATGGGTTGACCCGCAGGGCGACATGAACGCAAAGATTTTGGCTGTCAAGGCTGGCCTCATGGCCCCGCAAGACCTGGCCGCCAGCATGGGCTACGACTTTGACGATGTGCTGACCGCCATCGCATCCGCCCAAAAACAAGCCGCCGCGCTGGGGGTCAAACTCACCGTCTATGACCCGACGCCGGGGGCCAATCAAGGCACCCAGACCGTGACTGCACCATGACCACCTACACCGTCACCAACCGCCAGACCAGCGCAGAGATCACCCGCTACGCCGCCGCCGCGCCCGTCGAGCAGATTGACGATCTGTACCTGCCGTTTTCAGAGTACAACCATACCGAGTGGACGGCAGACGGCATCACGGACATGGTGCCTACGGCTTGGACATGGACCAAGCTGGAGTACCTGCGCCGCTTCACCCAGACAGAGCGCATCGCCATCCGGGGCGCAGCCAAGCAATCCCCAGAACTTGAAGACTACATGGAGTTGCTATCTGAAGCGACCGAGGTGCGAAGCGACGACCCGGACATCATGTCCGCCCTGACCATGCTGGAAGCCGTGGGGCTGATCGGCGCAGGCCGCGCACAGGAGATTTTGCATGGCTGATCGCTTCATCATCCAAGGCTCCACCTATAACGGGGATGGAACCACCAGTGCAGCCGCATCAAGCGATGGTGGCGTGGGGGCTTGGAACAACCTCACGTACATGTATGGCACTACTCCTGCTTATGGCACGCTGCCCATTGGCACCACAGTCTATGTGCGCTCCAAAGACGCCGCGAATGCCGACATCACCGTCACCCTGACAGCCAATATAACCATAGGTCTAGCTGCCGCAACCGAAGCCGCGCCCGTGAAGTGGATCATTGACGACGGTACCACATGGCCCGGTTACAGCGGCACAGTCACTTTCCTCTCAAACAACACTAGTTGGTACGCCACGATTGCAGCCAACAACATCGTTGTCTCGCTGGTCAAAGAAGCGCTGGTGTTTCGCAATACCAAGGTGGACTTTGGGTATCCAAACCTCAACATCGTCAACAACGGCATCCTCAAAAATGCGCTGATTGACGGCTCTGCAAAGACATCCAATACAGACGGACTATCCGCCCAAGTAGGTCCTTCTTCGGTCACTGATTCCTGTCACTTCAAGCTAGGTCGCCTGTCTGCAAATCCCAACCTTCAGCAGTTTTCGTTCAGCGTAAATTCAGTCCAAAAACCAGTGCTTTTGAACTGCGGCATCGAGCTGACCAGCAATGTAGCCCCGTCCGTAGGGGGGCTTTTCAGTAGTGCAGGGAATTTCTCTGGCGAGGGCTTGATGCTGGGTGGGCGCATCTATGGACCCGGTGCCATGATTGGCGAAAAGCTGGGGGCATTTGGCACTAACCCATATAGCCAAGTTTGGCGCTTCATCGGCGTGCAAATCCCGGCCAGTCCCATGATGGTCATCAACGCAGTCACGCCGACCTATGAATTTTCAGTTGAGATGATGGGTACGGACGGCGCAGGCACCCTTGGCGGCCATATCGAAAACTACCGAGGCTTTGCCACCAGCCGCACAGACAATAACCCGCCCACCCGCCAAGCCATGCTGCCCGATGGCAGCAACACCCCGTGGGCTTGGCGTATCTGGCCGGTGCGTGCAACCGTCATGCGGCAGTGGCAACAGGTCTTTGTGAGCACCTACTCAGGAGCAGCCGCCACAGTCACAGCCACGATGCAAATGTTGGTGTCCACCGTGGCCGCGCCTGACAAATCTACCTGCTGGATTGAGGCGACCTACATCGACAACGCATCGGGCGTACCCATGATGGTTAGCTCACAACTCAATACGGCCACAGCGCTGGACGTATCGTCTGTGACCGACTGGTCAACTCTGGTATGGGGGGCCATCACCTTCAACAAAAACCAGTTGCGCGTGACAACGCCCACGACTGTCAAGCCCAACAGCATCATCACCGTCAACTTGCGCATGGGCTGTGGAAGCAGCAACGCCAACGCCGTGTATTTCGTTGACCCGGACGTGGCGCTGACATGAGAAGCTACCCCGGATTGATCACTGCCAGCGGGCAAGCGCGAGGTGTGGCTATGCCTCTGGGTGCGTATTCCGGGGGCATGGCGCGGTTGCCGAGTGATCCGATTGGGACCACCTATGTGACATTCTCTGGCGTGCATTCTGGATCAGAGATTCGCGTGTTCCGGCCAGATGGAACGGAGGCGGCTGGCATTGAATCCTGTGCAGATGATCAGATGCTGACATGGGGAATCTACACATCAGGCAGCGCCAACAACACCGTGACCGTTCGCATAGTGAACTTCCTCTACAAGATCAAGGAATTCAACTTCACATCATCTGTCGGCAGCACCATGCTGCCGGTGCAGCAAGAGATTGACCCGTGGGCAGTCAACCCACCCTAAGGAGCACACATGGCAAAAGTCCTCGACCTTGACCTACTGACGTACATCGTCAACGGTTCCCCCACGACGGAAAACGTGCAGATCAACACTACGACCAAAACTATCAAGCTGGTGGCAGGCGGCTCACTAGTGGCTGCTGACGGTGTGACCGGGCAGTGCCTATTCTCCAAGCTCAAGACCATCATCAAGGCCAGTAGCGCGCTGATCTCGGTGCCGCTTCCGGTGCGGGAAATGATTCACGATGAGTCGATGGAACTGGTCAATGGCTGGACGTTTTACGACACCCCAAGCGTCAAGATGGTGCGCGACTGCGGTGTGGCCTACATCAATGCAGCCGGTGCGCCCACTGCCATGTTCGCCTGCTTTGTGACCTTGGGCACGCTGGCCGCTGGCACGGCCACGGCTGACCTGTACTTTGCGCAAAGCAGCTCGACCAGTGCCAGCACGGCCACCTTCACCTATCTGCACACGGCGGACACCTATGGGGTCAACGAGCTGGTGCAGATTTACAGCGACACCAACGGCGACGGCACACCGGACTATGACTACCGGGCCTATGCCAAGGTGTTCCTGCGTCGTGCCGGTTACACCTACGATGAATCCAGCAACATTGACATCGGCTACCCGGCACTGACTTACAAGAAATACAACTTCCCCATCACGCACAGCGTGGATGCGGGCGTGACCGTGGCGGACGGCGTGCTGTCGGGGTACACCGGAATGTCGATGCAATGGTACGCGGCTGCGCAGTCGGCCAGCTTGGGCGCAAACGGCCCCTACAACTTCCATGTGCTGATAACCGCTGCGGGCAAAACCCACGACCAGATTTACTCATGGGTGCAATACAAACTGCGACAGACTAGCAACATTGATGCTGGCGGAACCAAGAACGGCAATGTGACCCCGGCGCTGGTGCGCATGGATGGCACCACGCTCAAGACCATCTACCAATCGGTGGGCGGCGTTCACATCGTCAACCCGAGCGCGACCAGCTACAACTACAT